TATTGAAGAGTACATGGGAGACCTACGTAGTCTTGAGGCGTTGACCCAAGCTATTGTACAAGGTAGTGCTGCTTCAAGTAAGGTACTATTTATGGTTCGTCCAAATGGTACTACAAAGTCTAAGGACTTGTCCAAAGCACCTAATGGTGCGTTTATTAATGGTGACGCTAATGATGTTTCTACTCTGCAAGTACAGAAGTCAGGTGACTTTAGAGTTGCACTAGAAACTATGCGTATGATTAATGACAGATTGGCAGCAGCCTTTCTGTTAAATTCATCTGTACAACGTGCGGCAGAGCGTGTAACTGCTGAAGAAGTGCGCTTTATGGCACAGGAGTTAGAAACTGCTATTGGTGGTATCTACTCTATTCTGTCACAAGAGTTTCAGATGCCATTAATTAATCTACTACTAGCATCTCTGCAAAAGCAGGGCAAGATGCCTAAGATGCCTAAGGATAGTGTTAAACCTACTGTTGTTACAGGCATTGAGGCACTAGGACGTGGACAAGACTTAAACAAACTTGCAACATTCTTACAATATCTTCAGCCTTTAGGTGCAGAAGTTATAGCAAGTGAGATGAATTTGGGTGATTACATAGACAGACTAGCAGCCTCTCTAGGTATTGACACCTCTGGTCTAATTAAATCAGAGGAACAAAAGCAGCAAGAAGCAATGATGCAACAACAACTAATGCAACAACAAATGTTAGAACAAGGGGCTATGGGTATGGCACAAGCAGCCGCACCACAAATAGCCAAAGGAGCAATGGAAGCGGAGTAATAAATGGCAGAAGCTATTAACACTTATCAAGAACCTGAGGCTGAATCTCAAGAGCATGTTAAAGAAATGCTTGAGAAAGTAGAAGGTAGTCAGCAAGACCCTGAACGTCCTGAGTGGCTACCTGAGAAGTTTAAATCAGCAGAGGACATGGCTAAAGCATACTCAGAGTTAGAGAGTAAGCTAGGTCAAGGTCAAGAGGAAGAAGAAGCAGAAGTTACAGGACAGGAAACTGCCTCAGAAGTATCTGAGCTTCTAGATGCTAATGGTTTAGACTTTGATGTATTCCAACAAGAGTATGCAGAAACTGGTGAATTATCTTCTGATGCTTATGCAGCATTAGAACAAGCTGGTTTTTCTCGTGGTATTGTAGACACGTGGATACAAGGACAAGACGCTCTTGCCACACAAGTTACATCTGAAATGTACGATGTAGTTGGTGGTCAACAGGAATACGAACAGATGATTTCATGGGCATCAGACGCACTACCTGATAGTGAAATTGATGCCTTTAATACAACAATGGAAACGCAAGACCCTAGCATGATTAGGCTTGCAATACAAGGTCTTAACGCTCGTTATCGTTCAGAGGCAGAACCTTCCCTTATGCAAGGTAGTACAGGTACTGTATCCTCTGGTGGGCGTTTTGAAAGCAATGCGGAACTCACTGCTGCTATGAGTGACCCTAGATACAGTAAAGACCCTGCCTACAGGCAACAGGTAGCTGATAAGCTTGCTCGTTCTAGCCTGTTCTAATTGTTGTTGGGAGCAGGGGGTTTGTCCCCCTCTCCTTTTAAGTACATCTAGCTGGTGTATTTAAAAGGGGCAACCCTATTCTCAAAGTTACTAAGCACGAATAACCCTGACCCCTTGCGAGGGACAATCTGTTGGCGAAAGTATAGTAAAGTTGAGGCACTAACTTTAACTTAAACATAATGAGGTGAATAAGATGGCTTCAGCCGCTTCAAATCCAGCCTATAGCGTAAGCTTTCAAGGCCAAAATAACCTCACAGGTGACGTTCGTGACCTCTTTCTTAAGCTGTATGCTGGAGAGGTTCTGACTGCCTTTGAGGAAAAGAAAGTCCTTATGGATAAAGTGCGTACTCGTACTATTTCCAAAGGTAAATCCGCATCATTTCCAATGACAGGACGTGCATCAGCAGAGTACCTGACCCCTGGAAATGAGATTACTGGTGGAGCAATTCGTGCAGGTGAACGCATTGTTTCCATTGATGATTTGCTGATTAGCTCTCAGTTTATCGCAAACATTGACGAAGCAATTAACCACTACGATGTTCGTTCAATCTACTCTAAGGAAGCTGGTATTGCACTAGCTAACGAAGCAGATAAGAACGTAGCTCGTATGCTTGTTAAAGCTGCTCTGTCAACTAATGCTACACGTGCTGCTGGTCTTATCCAAGACTATAAAGCTTTTTCTGAAGAAGACTTTACAGATAACGTGATTATTGGCGATAACGCTGCTGATGACCTTGTTGCAACTGACCTTGCACAAGCTATCTTCAATGCGAAGAAAGAGTTTGAGAAGAAAAACATACCTACTGATGGTGCTTGTGTTGTTCTTCCACCTGACCAGTACTACGCTCTGCTAGATGTTACTGATGGTAATAAGCTGGTCTACATGAACAGAGACTTTGGCGGCAATGGTTCTATTTCAAATGCAGTAGTACCAAATATTGCTGGTATGCCTGTTCTGATGTCAAACCATGTTGACGTAACTAACCTGTATGTGAACTTTACTGGTGGTGACGCTAACGAAGGTAAGACTTCCGACAATGCACCACTAGCTAATACTGCTGGTTCAGGCCGCACTACTCACTATGACCTACCTACTGCTAACGTAGATAGCGTAGACATGGTGGCTCTCGCAGCACGTATTCGTGGCTTTGTCTTTACTCCTGATGCTGTAGCTACAGTCAAGCTTCTTGACTTGGGTATGGAATCTGAGTACCAGATTAATCGTCAGGGTACACTGATGGTTGCTAAGTACGCAATGGGACACAACGTCCTACGTCCTGCTTCTGCGATTGCTCTTCTTGAGTACGCCTAAGTAGATTAGGGAGAGGGAGAGGTTTCTAGAGCCTCTCTCTTTTTATTATCATGGAAAAATTAAAAGTTAAAAAGAAGTCTCGTGTAAACGAGGCAGGTAATTATACAAAACCTACAATGCGTAAGCGACTTTTTAATCAAATTAAAGCTGGCACAAAAGGCGGTAACGCTGGTCAATGGTCAGCAAGAAAAGCTCAGTTGCTTGCGTCACGCTATCGTAAAGCAGGTGGGGGCTATACAACATGAGGCCGCCACAGCAAAGTTTAAAGAATTGGACAAAGCAAAAATGGCGAACAAAATCTGGAAAGAAATCCTCTGTAACTGGAGAAAGGTACTTGCCTTCAGCAGCCATAAAAAGTTTGAGTGCTGCGGAGTATGCGGCAACAACAAAGGCTAAACGAGAAGGTAAGCGTAAAGGCAAACAGCATGTGCGCCAACCATTAAAAATTGCAAAGAAAACTAGACAGTATAGGACTTAATTATGCCAAATGTAGCAGGTAAAAAATATTCGTACACAAAAGCAGGTATGGCTGCGGCTAAGAAAGAAGCTGAAAAGACAGGCAAACCTATGATTAACAAGTATAAAAAGAAGAAGAAGTAACATGACCATAGAGCGTGGTGGACACACATTTAAAGGTTTACGTATTCCAATCAGAACGCCTAATCATAAAACAAAGTCCCATGCTGTTCTTATTGGCACAAGAAAAAAACCTATACTAAAAAGATTTGGAGAACAAGGCGCAAAAACTAACCAGAACGAACAACAGCGTAAGGACTTCAAAAGAAGACACGCCAAGAACATAGCCAAAGGTGAGACCAGTGCAGCTTATTGGGCTAACAAGGTGAAGTGGCAAGCATAAGGTAAAACAAAATGGCAACAACAACCCAACTAGATGCAGTAAACACTATGCTCTCTGCGATAGGTGAAGCACCTGTCAACAGCCTTTCCTCTGGTTTGGTTGAAGCCGAAATAGCAGAGACTATACTTAACACTGTAGACAGAGAAGTGCAGTCAATGGGCTGGCACTTTAACACAGAACTAAATAAATCTTTTGCACCAGATACTAGTGGAAACATAATACTAGGTACAGACATCCTACGTGCTGATGCTACACTAGAAGCAGAAAGCCCTGACTTAGTTCAGCGTGGCTTAAAAATGTATGACAGAAAAAACCATACGTTTAACATTGGAGCAAACACAAACTTAGATGTAGTGGTTCAATTAACTTTCAATGATTTGCCTGAGGTAGCTAAAAGATATATTACACTCAGAGCAACAAGAATATTTCAAGACCGTATTGTTGGGTCTAATACTCTTCACGACTTTCAGATACGTGATGAAGAACGAGCAATGTTTGAACTCAAAGAGTTTGACAAGGCTGCTGATGACCACAACATATTTGATAACTATGATACATTTAGTATTATTGATAGGCAGGGTAGGAGAACTTTCTAATGGCACTCATCAGTCAATCTATCCCCAACCTTATCAATGGGGTATCTCAACAGCCACCTTCTCTACGCCTAAACACACAGGCAGAGTTACAAGAGAATGGATTGTCTAGTGTAGTATCAGGCTTGTCTAAACGTCCTAGCACACAGCATGTGGCTGACTTAGGAACTATATCTAATCTTGACAAAGCATTTATACATACTATTCGTAGAGATGAGAATGAGTTTTATTCTCTAGTGATTGACACAGCAGGTACTATTCGTGTGTTTGATAAAGATGGTACATCTCGTACTGTTACTAACAACGCATCTTCTTATCTGAATGGATTGACTGACCCTAGCCAAGAACTAGCGGCAGTGTCTATTGCTGATGCTACCTTTATTGTAAATAAAAACACTACAGTAGCCAAAGCTGCTACGACATCACCTACACGTAATCCAGAAGCTCTAGTATATGTTAAGCAAGCTGATTATTCTTCTACCTATCGACTAGTAATTACCAAAGGTTCTAGTACTAGTACTGTAGAATTTGCTACAAAGTCTAGTACACAAAGTAGCACAGGAGCCGCACAAAACGCAGAACGTGGCGCATCAACTGATATTATTGCACAAAATTTAAGTACGTTTTCTAGTTCAACAGTAGCCACGAGTTATTATGATAGCATTACAAATGGCTCTGCTGTTACTGGCATCACAATTACTCGTTATGGTTCTGTACTACATATTCAATCTACTGACACTACAGACTTCCAAGTAGAGGTAGGTGATTCGCATGGTGGAGACCACTTACTCGTATTTAAAGATGAAACACCTGATTTTAAAAAACTACCTGTAGAATCTCCAAATGATTTTGTCATAAAAGTGGCAGGTGATAATCAGAAAGCACAAGACGATTTCTATGTTAAATTTAGTGATGGGGTGTGGAAAGAAACGGTAGAGCCTAATATTCTAATTAATTTAGATGCTGCTACAATGCCGCACAAACTAACTAAAGATGCAAGTGCTAACTTTACTTTTGATGTAGCAACTTACACAGAAAGAAAAGTAGGCGATGATGCTACTAACCCCTTCCCATCCTTTGAAGGATTTACTATTGCAGATATATTCTTTCATCGTAATAGATTGGGATTACTAGCAGATGAAAATGTAATCTTATCTCGTGCAGGTGAGTTTTTATCATTTGATTTCTTTCGTAAGTCAGTACTAACAGTTGTAGATAGTGACCCCATTGACGTGGCTGTGTCCTCTAACAAAGTTAGTATACTTAAACATGCTGTACCATTTAACGAAGCACTATTGCTCTTCTCTGACTTAACACAGTTCAAGCTAACAGGAGACCCTGTACTTACACCAGAGACTGTAAACGTAGCTAACACCACAGAGTTTGAGGCATCACTACGAGCTAAACCAGCACAGGCTGGTAAGTATGTATACTTTGCTTCTAAGCGTGGTGCTTGGTCTGGTATGTGGGAATACTTTGTAGATACTGACACAGATACTAATGATGCTAGTGAGATTACAGCACACGTACCTGAGTACATTGATGGTGAAATAACAAACATTCAAGCATCTTCCAACGAAGACATGCTTATACTACAAGCCTCTGACGATGCACAGGCGTTCTACGTATATAGATACTACTGGCAAGGTAGAGAAAAACTACAAGCATCTTGGTCACGATGGGTATTTGATGGTGATGTTATAGGTCTATCATTTAACAGAGCAGATATCTACCTACTAATTAAACGAGGTACTAATTTATTTTTAGAACGTATTAACCTATCAGTAGATGAGGCAGCTTCCTATACAGATGGCGGCTTTTCTATACACCTAGATAGACGAGTACAACTAGAAACATCAGGACTAACTACTGTACCATACACAGATAGTAATACTAAGTATATTGCACAAGATGGTAGCATAATAACTTTGTCGGCTGTAGCAGGTAAACTATCTGCTGGTGAAAAAGTATATGCTGGTGTACCATTTACATTTAAATACCAGTTCTCTGAACCTGTACCTAAGATAAATAACAATCCTGTTACTACAGCAGACCTACGTATTCGTAACTGGTCTGTAGTTTACAATGACACAGGTTTCTTTACTGTTAAGAGTACACCTGCTAGACGTACTACTTACACACGTACCTTTACAGGACGTATAGTAGGTGGTGCTACTAACTTACTAAACAAAGCTGCTATTGATAGTGGTACTTACGAGTTTGGTGTAGTAGGTAACTCAGATACAGAGATAGTACTAGAAAGTGATAATCACCTTCCTTGCGTTTTCCAAAGCGCAGAGTGGGAAGGGTTCTATACACTACGTTCAAGGAGAATGTAATGAAGGGTCATGTGAGGAAGAGTACTCAAGCTGACGTTGATTGGTTAAAACATAATCTAAGACCAGAGGACGCAGAAGAAGTTACAGCCTCACATGGTAGCCCTGAACAAGCATTACAAGAAAGTTTTGACCACTCTGAAGAATGTTGGACAATTATTGTTGACGATACAGAAGAGATAGCAGGAATGTATGGTGTATGTAAAGAAGACAATATGACAGGAGTTGTGTGGCTTCTTACTTCTCCACCTATAACAAAGATATGGCTACCTTTCCTACGTGGTTCACGTAAGTGGGTGGCAGAAATAAACAAGAAGTACCCCCTACTAACAAACGCTGTAGATGCAGAGTATAAGGTAGCTATTAATTGGCTAAAATTTGTAGGCTTTACATTTATTAAACGACATGAGACATGGGGAGTGGGTAACAAACCCTTCTTAGAATTTGTGAGGATACAAGAATGAGTTGGCAAGCAGCAGCAGCAATAGGTGGAACAGCTTTAGATTATTTTGCCGCCCAAGACGCAGCAAATCAACAAAACTATAGACACCAACTTAATAGAATTAGGGCAATAGATGCTCAAAATTTAAAAATAAGACAATTAAACAAAAGAGCTATTCAAGAATCTGAATATATAGCTGACCAAAAAATAGAGTTAGCCATACAAACTTTAAAAAATCAAGAAACACGTGCTGTAGTTGGTGGTGAAACAGGGCTAGAAGGTAGTAGTATAGATAATTTTGTAAAAGACCCTATGACAAAAAAACTAAGAGCTTTTACTAGATTTAATCAACAAGAAAAAGCAATACTAGACCAAATAGAATTAGAAAAGATAGGCGTTACAAAGGAGACTGAGGATAGAATTAACTCAGTACCACAAGGACAACAGCCTAACTTTTTAATGTATGCTGCAAAAGCTGCCTTAGGAGCAGCCGCAGCTAAACAACCTTCTGCTGAACAAATAGCAACAAAACATATAGAGCTACAACAAACTGCTGATAGAATTAGTGCTATAAGAGCAGGTACTTTTATCGGACCACTACCAGCACCACAAGAAAGTTCGTGGTCAAGTATAACTAGTATATTTAAGTAAGGATTTATCATGGCTAAAAGAAGAGTACAGGTAGCTGATTTAGATACGTCAGTAGCTACCTCTGTAAAACCTGTAGCATCAGTCGTTGATACTTATGTTAGACCTCCTTCAGAATTAAAAACAGCCTCTCCCTTAGAAAACTTTGTAGACGCTATCTCCCCATTTATCGAATCAAAAGTAAGAGAAGAACAAGCCTACAATGAAAAACTAGCTAATGATGTAGTAAGTGGTGTTATTGAAAAACAAGCATTTCAAGCTAAGAACGCTGTTCGTGACTTAACTCTTCTTGGTCAACAAGACTATGACAAACATTCTGACGATTATGTTAAAATGACAAAAGAAGAGGTAGCTTCACATAGACAAGCTAATTACTTAAATTACTATAAAGATTTACAAAAGGGTGGTGTAAATTCTGTTGTTATAAATCTTATCAAAAAGGATATGGAAGCTGTAGACTACGAATTTTTTAGTAAAGTATTTCTACCTGCTAAATTTGATTATGATGTAACAACAGCTATTACAAATGACCTAGCCCCACAGCTAGAAGCTCTAGCAGAAATGCCTACTAAGACTTCTTTAAAAGAAGGTACTAATGTTATAAATACATTTATGGAGCTTTATCCAGACATACCGAAAGGTAAGATAAACGATTATGTCATAGCACAGGAACTTAGTTGGGCTGGTTCTACTGATGAGAACGGAGTAATAAGAGGAAAGTCGTGGCGGTCTGAGTGGCTAGTAGAAAACGATATACATTTAGTAAAAAGAAATATTAAAACTTGGGAAGCTATAGAGCAAGCTGAAGCTAATAAACAACTTGCTGTTAAACAGGCTACTGTTAAAAGACAAGACGCTTTTATTTCTGCTGGTATTACTAGTCAAACTGACATGCTTACTGCTCTATGGAAAGGTAATAAACCTTCGTATTTAGCTGACTTTTCTCAATGGACTGACGAAGTACAAAATAAAAGAAATGAGTTTCAGCAATCATTAGAAAAACAGTTTGGTAAAGGTTCACCTCTTGTAGCTCAAGGTTTGATAGATTACGATATAAGTATTCAATCTTTGACTACAAAAGAAGTATTGCCTGAGATAATGAAGCAAGGCAGAACAGACACATTAAACACTAACATGACTAATGTTCTTAATCGTGGTCTGCTAAATACAGTTATTCCTGAAGAAGAACGTATTGCTACTGGTATAGCTATGTTAGACGATATGGTTGCTAATTCTGGCCTTACAGAATCTGAAGTAGAAGAAGAAGCTTTTAGACAGCAGATAGAATTAACTGAGTTGTATGGTACTAATACACCATTTTATGAGTGGTTAAAAAAGAATGGTTCATTAAACAAGTCTCAGTACACTGATGAAACTCAAAGGATATTTGATGAGCTAGAAAAGTATAACAAACAGTTTGAAGAACAAAACCTACAAGCTAATAAAAACGCTTTTCTAGCAGAGCGTCTTACTAAGTTTAAAACTATACGTGATTCTTCTCTACTAAGTAACTTAGAATATACTGACGAAGCTACAGGAAAAACTGTTAAAATATCTGAGGATGAAATACAAGCTGCTTATGAACAAGAAGCTGCCAATGAATTATCCTTACAACTTGCTCGTATTGATAAAGAATATGATGAAGTACTAGACGTTGTTGGTGATATTCCTGAGGGTCTAGAGGAAGATGTAGATAACAAAAGACAAGTTGCTAAAGCTGAAGCTGTAGCTAATCATGCTGATAGGAAGATTAAGGATTTTTATTTACCTCGCAGAGTGTTACCTGTAGAAGTACAAAGAGTACTAACTAATACTGTGGTAACACAAGCTTTAACATCTACTGCTGGTGAAGAGTTAGATGAAGATGATTTACAATTAGTAGATAAAGCATTAACTATGTATGAAACTATGAACGATTACAGTGCTGGTTATACTGATGTAGCTTTTTCTGAAGACAGTGACATGAATGTTAGACTTAGACATCTATCTACTTTGGTTAGAGATATGGATATGCCTTTAGCTAAAGCAGTAAAACTTATACAAAAACCTTTATATCCTAGTAAAGGTGTTTCTATAACTGATGAAGAAATAACAGAAGCTGTTACTTTGGAAAGAACACTTTTACCTAACCAAACAGCTTTTGAAGATGTTCTGAATAGTCCTGATTTACGCTTATATTTTGAAGCTTTGTTAAAAACAGAGATAGAAGTATTTGGCAAAACTAAGAAACAAGCTCTTCCTAGTGTTATTAAATACGCTGTAAATGACTTTTTAATTAGCGAAGGTTACAATGGTACTAAAACTGCTATACTTAAAAGAAACACAGACCAACAAAGACTAGCTGCTAATCCTGCTAGAATGAAACAACTAGTAACTGCTATCCACGATATACAGGGTTTCCCTGATTATATGGTTGATATTGCAGGTGAAGATGCAGACCTTGTAATCTTAGGACATCCTACTAACGCTAATATGGCTCAAGTAGTTATTACTAACGAGAACGCAGAACGTAATCCTATCTTAAATTTGTCTTACAATGATTTACTTACCTTACCTCTTGAAACAGTTAAGGCAAGAATATTAAGTGAGACACAAGACAAGATTAGTTATGCTGCTGGTGTTACCTCTGAAGAAAAATTACTGTTACAACAGTTAGGAGCTATAGCTGCTGGACAAGGTGCGTTTGTTGATACAACAAGCACTGAAGCTTTAGCACGTTTCCAAAAAGCTAAAGAGGAACAAGAGGCAAAACGTATTGAAAACGAAGCACAAGCCATAGCGGATAGAGAAGCTTATCTTGCAAGCTTACCACCAGAAGCTTCTGCTGTTAGGGAAGATATACAAATACCTGTTGTTAGAGAAGCCTTAGAAGCTGTAGGTGTAACCAACTTTATAGATGTTACTAAGTTTATAGAAGAAAAAGTATCATCTGAGAGATTTGACGAGCTTGTGTCTTCACAGAGAAAAACTCTAACAGATAAGAAAGCTATTACTAAAGCAACTAAAGCTCTAAAACAACTAGACCCTAGTGTAGCTAAAGAATTAGGGCTTGAAAAAGCTGGATTGTATAGTAAGAAACTAACTGAGAGAGGTATTACTATTAACGAGCAAGGCGAGATAGCTCATGCTGTACTAGCTTTGTTACAGATAGTAAAAGAAAACCAATAGACGAGGAAACTTATGGCTGAGAATGAAGTTCTAAATCCTATGGATAAGTTGTTTGACAGCTTTGACATATCTACAGAAGTTCCTACCCCTGTTGTAAAATATACGACAGGAGATGAACTTAGAGAACTAGAGCTTGCTAGGGAGCGTCACGCACCTGACCACAGCTTTAATTTCTTGTATGGAATTGCTGCAAAAGAAAACAGCATACTAAATAGTATCGCTTCTTTAGCTAATCGCATGACAGATAATTCATACGAACCTGTTAAAGAAATGACCCCTGAGTTGATGGAAAGCCTAACAGAAGGATTAACTGATACAAGGGCAATACAAGAAGTAACAGACACAGCCATAAATAAAAGCCTTTCTGCCGCCCAAGCATTAGCAGAGAACCATAAGAAAACTCAAGCAAACAGAGAACTTCTTGCTAGTGCTGGCGGTAAAGGTACAACAGCAACTATTGTAGCAGCTTTAACAGATTTACCAGAGCTTGCTGCAATAGGTTTAACATCTACAATAGCACCCCAAGTTGGTGGTCTAGCTTTAGGTAAAAAAGCTTATAGCGTTGGAAGGTCTTTTAAAATAGGTGCTGGTGTAGGTGCTGCTGAAGCTGGTTTATTTGAAGGAATAAGAGCAACAGATAAATATGACATTACTGGTGGAGATGTAGCTATTGCGATGGCTGCTTCTACTATATTAACAGGTAGTATATCTAGTGTTACTACAGCAATGCGAAGAAAAAAACAATATCAAACTTTGCTAAAAGATTATGAATCTGGTAAACCTTTAACATCTAATGAGCTAGAGTTTCTTGATAGTGTAGATAGTCCTGTTACAGCACAAAAAGCATTGGAAGATGCAGAAGCTTCTAGAATGTTAGCTGATGAAATAGACGTAAACTCACCAATCACAAATCTAGACGAAGCTAAAGCTGCGGCTGCTGCTCCTATACAAGATGATGCGTTTACTGCTGTACGTAGTTGGTTTTCTTCTCAATCAAAAGGCATGAAATCAAAGAACGCTTTTACTAGGTACTTCACAGATAAAATAGGACTAACTAGTAGAGGACATTCACCTGACCCTGAGACAGGTTCTATTCCACCTGTTGATGCAACAGCAACTGAATACAAAATGATGCGTGAAGGTCAAGGTATTTATGAATTTGAAATAGCTTATCAGAAACCTTTTGAAGCTTGGAAGAAAAGAACAGGTGGAAAACAGGAAGACTTTGATGAAGCAGTAACTATGGCTATTAGGGCTAACGATAAAAACGTAGCACCTGAAATAAGAGAGGTAGCTGATAAAGTTATTGCTGCTAATAGAAGATTTTTAGAAGATAATATCAAAGCTAATGTTGCTGGTTTTACGCCAGAACTTCTAACAAATACTAGGATTGACCCAAGTACTTATCTTGCTCGTTTGTTTTCAGATGAGGGTATTGATGCTGTAAGGCGCAGATTTGGTATGCAAGAAAGTTTAACTATTGTAACTGCTCTAGTAAGAAAAGCTATAATAGAAGCACAACCAGATATAGCTGAAGAAGTTGCAGTTAGTATAGCTAGAAGAACAGGCAAGGCAGCTACAACAGAAGACGTAAAAAATTACATAGATGCTATGGCTTCTGGTTACACTAAAACAGTACTTAGCAGACCTTACTCATCAGGAGCTACTATGATTAGTAGACCTTTTGATGTTGAAGAATTAGAACAAGCTATGCTTACTGCTGGAATTAAAGAAGACCAAATTAATGACGCTGTTTACTTTTTAAGCAAAGACGCTACAGTTAGAAAACACAAACGTACACAGCCTCGTGTTATTCTAAATGAGATGTCTACTATTGATGCAGTAGATGTAAACGGCAATATTCAAACATTACGGTTTACTGACCTACTAGAAAACAATATTCAGACTATTCAAAACGCTTATAACTTTCAAATGGCTGGTGCATACGGCTTGGCAAAAGTTGGCATTGATACTAATGTTGTAGGTAGTTCTTGGGATGATGTTTTAAAAAAAATTACAGACCACGCTGCTGAGAAAGGTTTTACAAATACAACTGAAGAAATTAAAGCTTTACAGTTTATGTATGATGGCATGACAGGTAGACTAGGAGCAAAAGATACAGCACCAGAATCAATAAAATTAGCCACTCGCAGAATGAAGCAGTGGACTTATGCAGCTATGATGCCTATGGCTGGACTATCTGCTTTAATGGAAATTATGAACTCTATTTTAGAATATTCTCTTAGAACTAATTTTAAAAGTATGTCTAAATTAAGAGAGTTTTACAAAAGAGCTTCAGATGGTCAACTAGATTCTAAAGCTTTAAGAGAGTTAGTATTTATTACAGGTGGTAAGGGTGAAGAAATTCTTACAGCTTCTGTTAATCGTGCTACTCGTTTTGATGCTGAATCTGCATTAGAACCTAGTATTTTTAGAACTACTAAGTGGGATGAGATATTGGGTAAAATATCTAAAGCAGTTTCCATAGGTAGTGGTTTGCTTCCTGTTACAGCTTATAACAGACGATTAACAATGTTTAATTATACTGAACAGTGGATTAATGCAGCAAAGAAAAATACTAATCCATTTAGTGATACAAAAATGTTACAGTTAGGCATTGACCCTGTAATGACTAGACGTATTTTTAATGCTATAAATGACCCTAAAACAGGAGCAAAAATGCGGCCTGATGGGGAATGGGAACACATGAACGTAGACAAGTGGGCAGATAAAGAAGCTGCTGAAGTTTGGACTATGTCTTTGTTAAGAGAAACTACACAGAATGTTCAAGAAGTAAACATAGGTTCTATGAACTATGTGTTACGTTCTACTGTTGGTCAAATATTTGGACAGTTTCTTTCATTTCCTTTAGCTGCTCTTGAGCAACAGACAGCACGTCTAGGACGAAGAGCTATGACAGGAGAAGCTATAGCTATAACAAAACTTATGACTGCTTCTATGCTATGGGGTTCTTTGTTATATTCTACTAGAGTACAACTAAATGCTGCTGGCAGAAGTGATGCTGAAGAATATATTAAAAGACAGATGGCTTGGGATAGATTTACTATGGGGGCTGTTAGTCAAGTAGGAGCTGCTTCTATATTTGCACTTGTTTTTCAAATGATAACAGGAACAGCTACTGGTACAGGTAATGGATTTACCCCACCAGCCTATAATATTTTTCAGGCTTTTTTAGGAGTAGGTGATGATATTTCAGATGGTAAATTTTCTGAAACAGAACTGAGAACATTTAAAAATGCTATTCCTATGGCTAAAATTTATGGCATAAATCAAGGATTAAATTATCTTTCAGCTAAGTTTGGAGCAGATTAATCTAAAGTTACATCATTGACGAAATATAAGAGGAAAAGAAATGCCTTTTTCATATCAAAACTACGAACCAACAAATAACACTACGGATACTTTTAATATCCCTTTTGACTACACTGCTGAGTCTGAAATCAGTGTGACTGTAGATGGTGTGGCACAAACTGGCCTTACTTTTCCTTCTACTTCAACAGTGCAGTTAACATCTCCTGTAGCCTCAGGTTCACTCGTACAGGTACGCAGGACTACAGACCTTACAGCACGTGACGTGGACTTTGCTTCTGGCTCAGTGCTAACAGAAGAAGACTTGGATAATTCTAATATTCAGGTCTTTAGAGCTGCACAGGAAGCTATTGATAAAGCTAACGATTCTATTGCTTTGGATAGTGATGGTAAGTTTAACGCACAGAACAAAGTAATCAAGAACGTAGCAGACCCTGTAAATAATACGGATGCTGTAAATAAGCAATTCATCTCTACAAACTTACCAAATATTAACACTGTAGCAGGTATTGCCACAGATGTTACAAATGTAGCCGCAGACGCAACAGATATTGGATTAGTTGCTGGTCAGATTAGCCCAACAAACAATATATCTACTGTTGCTGGACTTGCTACAGAAATAGGTAACTTAGGTACAGCCCAAGCTGTTTCTGATATGAACGCACTTGCACCAGCTTCTGTTCGTGCAGACATGGATACACTAGCTGACATATCTACTGATATTACTACAGTAGCTGGTAAGGCGTCTTTGATTACTTCTGACTTTGTATCAGACCTTAACACTGTTGCAGTCACTGATGTAATCAACGACATCAATACGCTGGCTACTTCTGATATTGTATCAGACCTGAATACACTTGCTACCACTGATATTGTGTCAGACTTAAATACGTTAGCAACGACAGACATCGTAAATGACATAAACACACTAGCAACGACTGATGTTATCAATGACCTAAACTTATTAGCTACTAGCGATTTTGTTTCTGACTTGAACACTATGGCTACAGCACAGAATGTTTCTGACTTAAATGACGTTGCTGATGCTTTGACAAACATTAATTCAGTAGCTGGAAGTATTGGGTCAATAAACACCTTTGGGGAAAGGTATAGGATAGGAACAGGTGACCCTACTACATCACTTGATGAAGGGGATTTGTTCTTCAATACAACTGATAATCAGTTAAGATATTACAATGGTACAAGTTGGGTAAATGCAACCACAGCTTCAATAACTAATGGTACGTTTGAACGTCAGACTTACACAGTAGGTACTGCGTCTGGTAGCTATGATGGCTCAACAACTGTGTTCCCAATTACATACGATGCTGGCTTTGTAGATGTTTATCTAAACGGTGTTAAGTTAGCCCCTGCCGACTTTACAGCAACAAACGGTACAACTGTAACATTAGGAACTGCGGCTGGCTCTGGCGATACTGTTGATATGGTAGCCTATGGAATATTTAACGTAGGTAACATCAGTGCTTCAAACTTAACATCTGGTACAATACCTGATGCACGTTTTCCAGCAACACTTCCAGCAGCCTCTGCTACTAATCTTACTTCTATACCAGCAGGTAATCTTACAGGAACACTTCCTGATGCTACGTTCCCTGCGACATTACCAGCAGTTTCAGGTGCAAACCTAACAGGTATAAATACAGATTTGGTAGCAGATACTTCACCTGAACTTGGTGGTGACCTTAACGTAGGCACTCACTCTATTGTTGGTGGAAGTAATGGTAACATAAATGTTACTGCCAATGGTTTTGGTGAGGTTAATCTAAATACAGATACTGTTAATATTGTAAGTGATGATGCTAGTTCTTCTACAAATCCTATCCTTAAATTAAAACGGAATAGTGCAAGTCCAGCAGATAATGATTTGTTAGGTAGAATACAATTTGTCGGTAAAGACAGTGCAGATAACGATGAAGTTTACGCACAAATTTATGCAGATGCATACGATGTGACTAATGCTACAGAAGACAGTAGTTTGTATTTTTCAGCGCAAGGCAACACCATGCGTCTGTATCATCCCAACACTAGTAACAAGTTTTTATATTTTGAATCTGAACAGATATTACATTGGGAAGACCACAGAGGAACAAGTAATTTCTGTAGGTTATTTTGGGAAACACCTACACAGCACACCCATGTAACTCTGCCAAATATCTCAGCTGGCACGCTAGGGTATTGTTCTCTGTATACAACAAGTATTACATCGGCAACTTCAAGCATTACTATATCTAACTTGCCAGCAACTTTTGATACTTTTGTAATTCATCTAAACTGCCATCCTGTAAACGATACTGTATATTTAAGAGCAAGGTATCTTGATACTTCTGGTAATCCAATATCATTGGCTAATACTTATGCGTATTATCGTGGCACAGACGGTGGCGATTCAAGTAGTGATAACAATACCTATATGGAACTAACAGGTAGTAGTATTGGCTCTGCTAACTTTGAGGGTGTAATAGCTGATTTAAAGTTACAGAATAGAAACTTTGCAAGCACAGACATTGAGAAAGTACCGCCAACTATGCAAGGGCTTGTTGTAGGACATTATAATACTAACAACGCTTCTGGTGGCAATTTTTATGGCATGATGAACAATAGTAATGCTCAAGCCATAGGTGGTGTACAGTTTTTCTTTAGTAGCGGTGACGTAGCCAAAGCAGAAGTAGAAGTTTATGGGATACAAGCAACATGAGTAAGTTTGTAATAGATTTTAATAATATGTCTGATGACATAAATCCAAAGGTGCTTGGTGCAGAAGTTGAAATGACTGCTGAAGAAACTGCCGCAAGGCAAGCTGAAGAAGCCGCAGACGGAACTGATGCAGAAAGAGCGATGAGACAGTTGCGTGTAGAACGTGATAAAAAACTAGCGGAAACAGATTGGACGCAGGGGGCAGATGTCCCCTCTTCCATCAAAGATGCTTATGTAACTTATCGCCAAGCATTGCGTGACATAACCAATACACACAACAATGCTCGTACTGTTGTGTGGCCTACAAAACCATAAGGAGTAATAAATGACTAGAGCAAGAGATTTAGCTGATATTATTTCTGGTGGTTTTACTGAATCAGATATACCAGATTTACCAGCTTCTAAAATTACTAGTGGTGCGTTTGATGCAAGTCGGCTTACTAACGCATCTTCTGGAGGTCACACTAAAACAACCGTAGGAAGCACTGGTAGTGTTTCTTTAGATTTAAGTGGTAATACTAATTACTATGATGCTGGAACTTTAACAGGTAATACTACCCTCTCATTTACTAACGCACCTACAACTAAGAGATTTATCTACACCTTTATTCCTAGCTACGACAGCAGTGAATCATCTGTAAACGACACAGATACATGGGTTGCTGACATGACATTAAATCTCGGCAATCTTCAGTTAAGTGGTATGCACTTTTATAACAACGGTCTTGGTTTTATAGGTGCTTGGTATGGTAGTGATAGTATTATACAGCTTGACCTAAATTCCCCATACGACTTATCAAGCGCACAACCGTTTGACGCCCAAACACAAGTACTAAGAATTAACAATTTGAATGGTCTTAGTAATGGCGTAAACGCAAGTAGTTTGGGTATTGGAACGCCAAGAGGGATAATTGTAAATTCTGACGGCACTAGAATTAACACCATTTGTAGCACCACCGACAAATATTGGAGTTTAAGTTTTAACACTGGATATGACCTTAGTACTTATGCTAGTGCTGAATCTTCAAGTATTTCTTCCCTTGACAGTGGCCCTTCGCATCTTGTCACAAACCCTGACGGTACTAGAATAGTTTTCGCTGGTACTTCTGGCGATGATTTAACTCAATTTACTACAAGTGCTTTCAGAGCAAACTCATATACTACTGCTTTTAATTTTGGTCATTACACTCAGTTTACCTCTAGTGGATTAGGTGCTCTTTTATGGGGTAAAAATGGTAAGAGGCTTTTTGGTTGGCAACAGACATCTCCAAACGCAATCGTTGTTGTAAACACCTCAAACACTCCTTACACTCTGACTGGTGCTTCATATACTACTGCCGACTATAAGCTAACGTACACTTTTGGTGGTGATGCAAACTTTGTAAGAGCCGCTAGTTGGATTGCCAATGACGTAATAATGCTTGGGACTTACGAAGCGTATTCAAATAACTATTTAATAGAATGTGGCACAGGTTACAGACCTACTTTGCCTAGTAGTGTTACTGGTGATGTCGGTCACTTCTCAAGAAGTTACAGACATTTCCTTGAGTTTGAAACAACAAACAGTGGCACAAATTATCAACTTATAAATCACAGTAAGGTTTATGTAGGATGAACCAGAGTGACATAGCAATAGCTACAGGGGGTGTTTCTGCCCCCTTGTGGCTTCCTGCTCTCAACGAGTGGGTAGCCTTAACTGTAGGGGTACTATCAATAATCTACCTAGCTTTTAAAATATACGAGTTCTTTTGGAAAGGAAAGTAGAGGGTGTTAGCTGAATTAGCAGCTTGTAATGCCGCCTTTGCTATTATAAAACAAACTCTGAGTAATGGACGTGAGTTGGTTGATTGTAGTAAAGCTATAACAGACTTTGTTACAGCAAAGGATACTCTTCAGAAAAAAGCGCATAAGAAGAAAAACTCGTTTTGGAATAAGGTAGGCGGTAGTGCTGGCGATGACTTAGAAGAGTTTATGGCACTTGAAAAGGTACGTAAACAAGAGAACCAGCTACGTGAAACTATGCAGCTTTATGGACGTGCTGGTCTTTGGCAAGATTGGATTAAGTTTCAAGCTGAAGCAAGAAAACGCAGACAATTAGAACAAGAAGAAAGAATAAAGAAACGAAAAAAATTGATAGAGCTTTTGACCATATCAGGATTAACAATAGTGTTTGGAGCTTTAGTATTGTATTTTGCGTTCTTTTTCTACCTAGCAACGAGAGGATAATTTAATGTTTACCACATTTGTACTGATGTGTAACGTGATAACAAAAGAATGTGTGGCCTTAAAAGATGTAAGAGGCTTGCATGACACGCAGGAACAATGTATGATAAGAGCAGTAGAATTAAGCTCTGACATTACAAGTCAGCTACCACAAATGCTTGCTGTTCAATACAAATGTTTAGAAAGTAAAGGTGAGGCAACATGATAAATTTACTTGTACAAGGTTTGATGGGTGTTGCCTCTGATGCTATTGGTGGTTATGTAGAAACCAAGAAAGCTAAAGCAAAGCAGAAGCTAGTACAGATTGAAGCTGAAACAACTATTATGGAAAAGCAGATAGCTGGTGAAATAGATTGGGATGTAGCTGCTCAAAAAAATTCTAGCGGAAGCTGGAAGGACGAGTATTTAACAATTTTGTTTTCCATTCCTCTGTTGCTTTGCTTTTTGCCCTTTACTGTAGAGTATGTAGAACGTGGTTTTGAAGCTCTTGCTATGACACCAGATTGGTACAAATATACGCTAGGTGTAATTGTATCAGCAAGCTTTGGCATTAAAGGTGCAACAAAGATGTTTGGTAAAAAGTGAAGTATTTAATATATCCAATCGCAGGTCTTGTACTAATATGGTTAGGCTACGTAGTGGGAATGGCTATATTAAACACATACTGTGGTTGTGCAGGAGAGGTATATAAAAATTGGATATTACCCATGTTGAACTAATTATACACCTACTAGTTTTAACAGGTGTTTGGATTAATACAGCAATTAACATTGTTCATAGAATAAATAGTAAGTAAAATGGTATTTGACCACTCACAAAGAACAACAGCTAGTCAGGCACGAAGAAATAGATTAAAAAGATTTTTTGATTTTCGTAGATTAAAAAACAGAAAAAGAAGAGTGCCATACAAATCTCCAATAAGAGAGGATTATAACGATGCCAAGAGAGGCAGTAACACGATTAAACGAGGGTAGTGAGATAACTATTCCACTACGTAATTTAGTCAGTATGATTGCGTTTACTGCTGTTTCTGTTTGGGTATATTTTGGTTTGACAGAACGCATATCTTTCTTAGAACACAATCTTGAGCTAACTATGGCAGAGGTTGAAGAGAACGATACGTGGATTGATAACTTTCAACCACCTAAGACAGTTCAGGATACAGTAGCTAGGGTACAAGAGTTAGAAGTTGAACTAGCTAAGATGAAACTTATATTAGAGCAGAATACTGGTAGATGGAAATAAGTTACAATGACAGAACTGATTGAACAACTAAAACGACATGAGGGCATTAAGCTAACACCATACAAATGTACATCAGACAAGTTGACCATAGGCGTTGGGAGAAATCTGGAAGACGTAGGTATCTCCGAAGAGGAAGCAGAGATACTGTTACAAAACGATATACAGAGGGCAGTAGGCCAACTGAAGGAACGCTTTCCGTGGACGTTGGAATTAGACGAGGTACGTTTCGCAGCCCTTATCAACTTCACCTTCAACGTAGGGATAGGAACAGTCTCCAAATTCGTAAACGCAATGGCTCTGCTAAAGGGAAAAAAATACGATATGGCAGCAGACGAGTTTCTTAAAAGTCGTTGGGCTGAACAGGTAGGTCAACGTGCTGTAGATGTCACTGAGCAGATACGCACAGGAGAATGGCAATGAATAAAAAACAACAGATTGACGATTTGCACGATGCTATAACACAAGAACTGTTGTTACGTGTACGTAGTGGTGAGGCTACAGCGTCAGAGTTGTCAGTAGCTGTCAAGTTTCTCAAAGACAATGGGGCTAGTCTCGATGCTATTATGGCAGACAGTCCAATGGATAACCTGTTAAAAGATTTACCTTTTGAGGTAGCAGAGAGTATACAGTGAATAAAATACCAGAGCCACTGAGAGACTTTAGGAACTTTACCTATCTTGTGTGGCAGCATTTAGGACTACCTGAACCTACTCCAGTACAGTATGACATAGCTAACTATCTACAGGACAGTCCTAAGCGTTGTATTATCGAGGCATTTCGTGGTGTAGGTAAGTCCTACATCACTGCTGCATACGTAGTACATCAGTTGTTGCTGAACCCACAGCTAAAGTTTATGGTTGTGTCAGCGTCTAAAGCACGTGCTGATGACTTTTCTACGTTTACACAGCGTATTATTTCAGAACTGCCTATATGCCAGCACTTAGTAGCTAAAGAAGGTCAAAGATGGTCAAAGATTGCCTTTGATGTCGCACCTGCTAAAGCATCTGGTAGCCCATCTGTAAAGAGTGTGGGTGTTACTGGACAGCTTACTGGTTCTCGTGCTGATATTATTATCGCTGATGACGTAGAAGTACCTAACAACTCTATGACACACATGATGCGTGAGAAATTAGGTGAAACTGTCAAGGAATTTGACGCTGTTCTCAAGCCTAATGGTAAGATTATCTATCTAGGAACACCTCAAAACGAGATGAGTTTGTACAACGTACTACTTTCTCGTGGGTATGAGATGAGAGTATGGCCAGCACGTTACCCCTCTTTAGAACGTGCTGAGAGGGCGTACAGTGGCCGACTTGCTCCTAGACTATATAACCTACTACAAGACAAAGGTAGCGCACTGTATGGGCTT